TACACAACCGGCACCTGACGGACGATCCAGCAGTGTCGGTTACATTCACCGGCATAGATGAGCTGAGAGCAGAGATGTTCCGGATGCTGGAACGCATGCGGCTTGAAAAAGTCAAAACTTGGACATATGAGAGTGTCATAAACCGCATGCCACCAGCGAAGCGGGCACGCTATTGGCGCGCCATGAGAAGGCTCAGGGAACAGTGGGATGTCTGTCCGAAAGATGCGCTGATAAAGATGATGTTGAAAGCGGAGAAGTTTGATGTCAAGAAACTGCGAGCTGGAAAGGCCGGCCGATCGGTTCAGTACCGATCGCCGGAATATAACCTAGCATTGATGGCCGCAGGTTTGAAAAGCATTGAGCATGAGGTGTATGCGCGTATGCAGTTCGGACGAACTGGTACGCGCAACATTGCCAAGTGCCTGAATCACACGCAGCGGGCACGTATTTTGAAGCGCAAGTGGGACGAAATGGTGGATCCGGTTGCCGTACTACTGGATGCCACCGCATGGGACGCCCATGTACACACTCAACTTCTGGCTATAGAGCACGAATTCTACACACGTTGTATGCCCGGCAACGACCGCCTCAAGTGGTTGTTGTCAATGCAAGTCCACAATCGCGGTTACACCAAACGTGGCTTGCGTTATAAGATCGAGGGCACGCGGATGTCGGGTGACGCTAATACCGCACTCGGCAATTGCGTGCTCAACATGATGATACTCAACGCGTGGTTGCGACGATCTGGGGTTCAGGGTGAAATCCTGCTTGATGGTGACGATTCTGTCGTCATAATCGAGCGGAAGGACCTGCCCAAATTGGATGTGACGCACATCGCTTCGAACTATGGCATGAATATGAAGATGGAAGTAGCGGATTGTTTTGAAGAGGTGGAGTTCTGTCAGTCACGACCAGTTGAATGTGGCGAGGGATGGCGCATGGTGCGTTATCCAGATCGCATGTTGTCGAAGGATGTCGTGGCCGTTCGGAACTTCGCTGATCGTTGGCATGCACTTGCTGACGCTATTGGCCGCTGCTAGCTTGCCATTTGTTCTGGTGTGCCGATTCTGCAAGAATTCGCGTTGATGATGAAACGTGCTGGTGCTAAAGGACGTGCGACGAACCTACCAATCACCTGGATCTTGCAACCAAGGAAATGCTGGTGGACGCTCTGAAGGATTTTGGAGGCACCATGATCTTCGTATCGC